AGTGTTTCTTGGTCTGCGGACGAGACAGCTACGCCGGTTGCCGTTGTTGTCCCGGGTGCAGCCAACAATGTCACGAGATTCGCTTGCGAAGCCGCCACATTTGCGCCGATGAGGACATTCCCAGCAGCAGTTCCAATCGAAGTCACATAAGTGAAAGTCACTCCACCGATTACGATGGTGTCGGTTGCTGTTGGGTTTGTCGCCATTTGAAGATCAGCGGCAAAAGGAAGGTCGTTTGTTTCGATGACTGTAAAGCCGGAGATTGTGCCCGAACCCATCGAGCGACGCTGTGAAAGACCTTCGGCAAATCCGGTGAAGAGATCACTCTGTCGAATGAAACTCATCGCGTTTGGATTGACAAAGAGAGCAGCGTTGTCGATTGCGTTGTTTTCCGAAAGAGCTTTTCGCATCTCCTCGATGAGGGGAACAATGTTGTCTTTCGTGAGGGTTGTTGGTGCGCCAGCGTCCAAGATGTTGCCGGAATCAGCACCTGCCTGCGCGGTGAAAGCGGTGAAACGATCCATTAAGATCGCGGCAGCCGTAGCATCACGCTCGGCGAATTTAGCCGTGAGGCTGAAATTGTTTTGAATTTCCTCAATATCTTTAATATTGCGGATGAACTGGGCAACTTGATCAACTGTGAGGTCGCTGGAAGTAATTGTGAAATCAGACCCGGTTTGATCCGCGCCCGCCGTGACATTTCGTTTGTATGTCGTGTTGGGGACGGTTTGAACTGTGACTGTATCACCTTTCTTTTTCAGCTGACCCTCAAATTGACGATTAGCCCAAGGGAAAATTCTGACTGCGTTGTCGAATTTTCGGGAGGTCTCCTTTTGGAGAATGTCTTTGAGGACAAGAGTATTACTCATTTGATAGGGGGGTGAAAGGGAACTTGATCACCCGTTATCAATGAGTGTCAAGCTACTGGTGTTGTCTTTGGTGAGACAATTTTTACCTCTCCTTTATCTACTTTCGCCATTACTTTGTTATAAACTGGTTTTGGTAGTTGCGACAGCTCCGCTGCCGTGTATTGGTGCTTATCAGGAGAGATTGGTGGATTGCCAGCCGGAGCGAGTGCTGTGCCTCTTTCTCGGGTGACTTGTTTTTTTGCTTTCGCGAGAGCTACTTTGTCGAGTAGTCCGTTGGTAGCCGCAGCCGCTTCCACCGCTTTGCTGCGTGGCATTGCTTTTGCAAATTGTTCGACATCTGCTTTGAATTTTTTTCTGCCACTTATTGCGTGGGCAGTTTTCTTATTCAAACCGGATGCTTTAACAATTTCGAGCATCAACCCATTTGCCTCCTTTTTGTCAGCCACCGCTTCGGCAGCTTGCATCGGAGTCATTTCGGGTTTAGCCCCCAGCGTTTTGGGAGCTTCACTACCTCCTTCGTTTTCGACTTCTTCGGAAATTGTGGCTTGATTGGTGGCTATCTTTCGAATTTTGCCTTTGAAGCTATCAGGGATACCTTCGAGTGCGTCATCGAGAGATTTACCATCTGCACGAGCTTCGGTGACTTGCGCCACGAAGTTCGTAAGCTTTAACTTAAAGTCGGCTTTCGCCTCCTTTCGGCGTTCGGCTTTTTCAGCCTCAACTTTCGCCGGGTCGGGCGCGGTTGGGGGTGGTGTTTCCTCGGCAGTTATTTCCGCGAGAAGTTCTTCGTCAGAAGAAGATTCCTCGGTTGCCGGGGTTTCCTCTTGCTCGGGCGTTGCTGGATCATCACCAGCGATTGGCGCGGCAGGCGTTGTTGGCGCCGCCTCTTTGGAACCGGCATTTAGCTCGGAACCTCCATTGGGGGTGTCATCAGACATAGGAGTGGGGTGAAATGTAAAGGAATTTCCGTTTGGAAACCCAGTTAGTTTTCCAAGTTTTGGCGAGCTAACCGGACATCCAATTTTTAGCAGTAAAGTGGTTTTCCTCGGCGTTCCTCGCGAATGACTGCTTGCTGTTCGGAGATTGCCTTTTCGAGATCGATGCGAGTTTCACCTTTGGATTGGTGTCTCACGCACTCCTGCATAAAATTAATAAATATTTTTGAGCTTTTTCGATGTTGCTCGATGAGTTCAGGTTTCAAGATAGAGAGTTCATCACGATATGTCAAACATTCATTTACGCTTAAAATCATTGCTGAATTTTGTCGATAAAAAGTAGCCAATTTGTCTCTCCAAACCTCGCCACTTGTTATTTCGAGGACATCAGATTGAATATAAAGCCTATTTTGATAGATAAACTGAATTGCCTTATATCTGACGCTCAAACTTTTTCCTATCAGTCTAATTCTCGGGAAGATATTTTTAAAAAATAGTTTCATAATTTTTGCAAGCTATTTTAAACTGGTATTTCTTCTGCTTCGGGTGTAGCAATCGCTCTCAAATTTTCAGGTAGCGATGTCTCGGGAACATCATCAAATCGAAACGGAATGCCCTCTGATTCAAATTTGTTTGCTGTGAGATCAGACAAAGCACGAGCGGCTTTTTGGTCTCCGAGGTTGGCGAGCATAATCAAGTCTCGTTGCAAGTCTCTCTCAATTCGGCGAATTCTCGTGCGTGGATTCACAATTCCACCAGAAATCTTAATCCGGTAATCGTTGGCTTTAAGTTCGGAAGCCAAATCTCCTAAAGTAAAACTGACTGTCTCGACCACACCATCTTCGTTTTCGACTGGAATTCCGGGGACGGCGACGAGGTTTCCTGAATCATCTCGAATCTTATTCTTGGCACGAAGTGGCACATCGTTATCGTCGTCGATGTCCATAATAATCGCGTCTTGGAGAAATTCAGCTCCGCGTTGATATTCATCTGCATTCTGTTTTTGGATTGAGCGAGCGGCGGCTGTTTGTGATTCGAATGCTAATTCTGTTTGTCCGAGTTTCTCGGCTGTGTCGATTGTGATGTCGTCGATATTCACGCCGAGTCTTTGGATGTTCTTTTCCATTTCCGCGATTGATTCGTTGGCGGCATTTATCAGGGCGTTGCCGGGAGTTCCGAGATGCCCGATTGTGGCTTTTTCAGAGCCTTTTGTGTAAATAACGCCGGTCTTGCCGACCTTTTGGTCTTCGATCGCATCGGTGTGCCGTCCCACGAAGTCCGTTTGGCTCATATCTCCGAGAGCGACAATTCGGACTGGATTTGTGTTGGAGATCGTCCACTCGATTTTTTTATTCTGCAAAATCCGAATAATAATTGCAAATCGATAGGTGGCGTGGAGCAGTCCGAAGTTGAGCATCCCCTGCTCGCGCTCATAAGCCACGAGGTGCATCATTGGGAAGCGAGCTTGGTTATTTCTATCAATGTGCGGAAATTCATCGCCTTTAAATTCATCGTGGAGGAAGTTTGTCGCTCCGCTCATTTTGACCGAAAGGCGTTTGTTCAAGTCGATAAATTCTGCCGTCTCGACTATTCTTTCCTCTCGGTTCTCTTGCTCGTCGGTTTGGGTGTTCATCTTTTCGTCGATCTCCATCAGAATTTTCCCGCTGATTCCGTTTCGTTTTAAAATTGGATCGTCTTCCCACGCCTGATCCAAATCTTTTTCGCGTAGGATCACGAGCTGTCGGCACTCTCGTTCGTCGCCGGGATTCCAAAGTTTAACCGCATTTTTCGGGAACTTGATTCGTGCGGTATTTTCAAGTCGATAGCTAAAAGGAAATCCTGTTCCGAGTTCATCGTATTCGGGGCGGCGACCAAAGCTCGGGAAAGCATCGCCGTAGCCGATCATTTTTGCTTGCGCTCCGTTCGTGCCGGTCAAGACATTGCGCCAGTTTGATTGTTCGAGCGCGTCTTCAAAAAGAGCTTGAACTGTCGCCAGTTTGTTCGGGGACACTGCGGCGCACTCCAAAGTAATATCGGGCAACTGAAACTGCTGATACATTTTCAAGAATGCGAGGTATGGCATAAAAGCCTCAACTCGTCGAGTCAAGTTTGTCGGGTCTTTTGTGTCAAAAATTGATTCTTTCACGATCCGAAGTGTCTCGCGAATATCGTATTCTGTGGCGTATAAATTATCGCTGTCTTTGATTATTTCCGCTATTTTTTGGGCAATAGGCTTTTCGGAGTCGCCAGTTTTCGCCGCTGGAATCGGTGCGTCGTAAGAATCAGCCATTACCCACCAATATACAAAATAAAAAATAAAAGTCAATCCGCAGTAATGTTTTTAGAAGCCTAAGTCGGATGCCATACCAAGCTGGTTATACAGTAGAGGGGTCGTTACCGCCGCAACTAACATAGCACTACTGACTACCTGAAACGAATCACGCAACCAACTGCTTCCCTCTTGATTCTTGAGTCGAAATCGAACGCTAAACGCGTAACTCTTCGAATCATACGGCTCTCTGTCCGTTGAAGTATGGAACGTCCGACTTAGGCTGGTTTATTCTACCACATCAATCACCTTGCGGTTTGAAACTCATTCTTGCTTTTGCTTTGAGTGCGCGAACATCATCATCGTCTTTGTGGTTCAGACCGCTCGACACGGCGAGATAACGAAACGCCGCCGATGCGTGAGAGTGTTGATCGTGCTTTTCGCCGGTGTAGCATCCGAGAGCCTCGCTCCACTTCTTCGAGTATTTTTGCAGATGTTTGAATCCGTCCTCGGTTGTTGATTTACGAAACCAGCAATTATTTATGATCCTTCGTGCCGCATCGATCCCGTCTTCGAAAGATAAATTCGGCGCGATCTCAAAATTGATTCCAAGTTTTTTCGCGTATTCTTGTCTTGATTCACCTGATCCAGTCAGTTCCCGCACTTTGATGTCGTGAGGAGCGGTGTGCCTCCCGTATTTGTATCCCAGCCCGCCGTCAGTTATCGGTCTGCCTTTTTCTTTTAGTCTCTCGGCATAATACGCCAGCCCCTCGCCACTTCCCTCCAAAAAGTCCACGATTCGAATTTCTTTGTTAATAAATTGCACAAACCAAATACTCATATAATCATTCATCCCTAAATCCCAAAAGGTATCAATCAAAATTCCCTCCTCAATTCCAAACTCTGAATAGCGACCGTCATTGATCAGTTTTTGAATCTTCGTGTGGAAATATCTGCCCTCATTTGTTTGCTCAAACGCCTCCTCGGGGATGCTCGGGTATTCTTGAAACATATCGTCGCCGAGAGTTTCTTTCTTTTTCACATACCAATACTTTTGCTCGTCATCCATCTTAAAAGGAAGCGAGTCGAAATATTCCCTCGACTTGATGCTAAATTTAAAATCATCAGGCGGACTCAATCGGTATTCGGGCTGACGATGCCAAGTGAAAAACTGAAAACGATAATCAAGTTCGGACAATTCAGCACCAGCCAGTTGGTTTTCCTCGGCGCGTTTTGTCATTGTGTAAAAATCACCATCTTTGTCTTCGGCGGTTGACTCAATAAAAACAAATTGACCGGCTTGCACTGTGTTGAGCGCGCCGTTTTTTATCTCACGAGCTTTATCTGGTCTACTGCTACAAATCTTCGCGTGTTCCGACACGTGGAGAAATTGAAGCGTCCCCGATCGAAAACTCGTCCCGACACGAATACTTGATCCGTTCGAAAACCAAATCCCAGCATCATCACTTGATTTTGAATATTTTGTTATTTTCGGGATGCTTGGTTTTATCCAGTCGTCCATCGAATCGTAAGCGTGTTTTATTTTGTCTTCCAAAAAAGCTTTTGCGTTTGTGAGTGTGTCGCAAATCTGACCGCAAGTTTGGTTTGAATTGAAAAGGCAAACATCCAAAAAGAATATTGAAATGAATGTTGACATCCCGAGCTGCCGAGCTTTCAGAATAATATTTAAGAACCATAAATTATCAAGGAGGAGTTTTTGCGCCCAATTCAGTTTGAATCGAATTTTCTCTCCGCGCTTATTTACGATCCAATAAAGATTATTGAGCCTCCACTCCCTGTCCTTCAATAATTTCAGGACTTTTTTCGCATTCGAGTCGAGCTGTTTGTCCATCTATTTTTTGGAGAATTATTGTGAGAATGTTTGGTGGTGGCGGCGGCGCGTCTTCGATTGGAACTGCTGTTCTCCCAAAACCTCGATCGAATAATTCTTTTGCGGCGGCGACATCTCCATCTTCGGATTTTTTAATCAACGCATCGATAATTGGTTTTCTTTTTGCTTTGATTCTTTTGGCGACATACTCTTTAAAATCATTTGCGATTTGTCGGCTTTTACTGATTGACCCGGTTGGTCTTCCTCCGAGTTTTCCATTCTCTCTGTTCGCGACTGTTTGCTTTGATTCCATATCTGTATAATAACCCATCAACCCACTTTGGCAAGTTTTACCCTATCTTGACAAATGTTTTAGATTCGGTTGTTTTGTTTGACCGATCGGATTTTACTCTACTTCGTCCAGCGCGAGGCATTGGCATCCGTAGTCTGTTCCGAAATAAAACGCAGGTGGTCAACCTTGGCGTCAAGTGTGGCTAAAACACAATGCAGAATTCTCGGCGAACACAAACAATGTTGCGCCTATAAAAATCCAAGTATCTTTTGGTAGTTTAATAACCTTTTCAAAAAATGTCTTACGCTGTGAGCGCGTTAACTTAATTCCTCTCTTTTTACATCTCGCGATTTTTTCATTATCAGTCATTTTTTAAATCGAATTTAGCGCATCCTTTTTTCGGAATAAAATTAAACGGAGAATTGTTTGGCTTTGGATCGAGACAATCTTTGCAATACCAGCGTCCTCTTTGGAGGGTGAGGATTGGTAGATCGATCTTACATTTTTTACATTTCATTTTCGTGTTCCTCCGCCGAGGGGGCATAAAGCCCCGCGATAGAATGAGATTAACTTCCCGAACGGGTGAGTTTCCAAGCCGGTGGCACCCAATTCGCCCTGTGCCAGCTCATTCTATCTACTCGGTGTTAATCCCAGCACAATGTATGAAACCCACCGGTGGAGAGAGGCGAAATTTAAAAATAAATTCCTTCGATTTTCTTTTTGTCTTCTCGGATCTGTTTTTTTAATTCTCGACAGACAGATTGGAGAGATTTAACAAACTCTTTTCCCGTCATCGTGATTTTTTCAGTTTTTTTCATTGGATATAATTTTTCGCGAGCAATCGAGCGGCTACTCGCCGTCGATGCTGTAAGATGGATCGGTCAAAACAACCCAATCTTCTTCCGCGAGGAGATCGGTTTGGCTTGCGAGCCACGGAACGAGTTTTCCATCCACAGTCGAAATGTAGATGTAGGGCAAACCCATCTTGCTATTTTCATCGGGTGTTTGAATCTTGATGAACATACCTTTGCCGTTCCAACCTGCGCGAGCTACTGTTCCGCCTCGTTTCAGCACTTCCAGTGCTTTTGAGAAACCAATGTTTTTAAGAATCCCTGCCTCCTCTCCTATTTCAGCCGGAGTGGCTGTTTTGTCTTTATCAGACATAAAATAAGGGGTTAAAAATTATTTAGATAAAATCGAAACGCCGCCATTTTTGGCTTGCATCACTTTTCCGAGACGCATCGCGGCATCTTCGAGGTGGCGAAAAGCGATGATCGAGTTTTCGATCATTTCGTCAACATCTGCTCCATCGAGAGGACAAGCGAAATCACCTCTTTTGAGATTTCTGGCAAGTGCTTTTGTCCCATTTGCCGCAACCTTGATTTCATCCCGAAGCGTGAAAACTTTATTGGTGATCGCGTCCTGCGGTTGATATTCCGCCGGGTCAACTGGACTTAATCCAGTCTCCACTTTTGCCTGTGTGCTAGACATAGTGGTTGGTTCTCCTGCTGCAACCGGAGTAGCTGGTGTGTCTTGTTCAGACATAATAAAGGGGTTAAATAAATTTAGAGTTGATTGATTTTCTGCACTCGTCGGAGCAAGTATTTCTGATTTGATATTCGGACGACGGATTATATTTAAACTTCTTCCCGCACCCTCGGCAAATCGCTTTTCGTACTTTTAGTTTTTTTCGCATTCCCTTTGATGAATTTAATGTCGATTGTTTTTTTGATTTGCTCGTCGATTGTTTCTTCGACTTGTTTTCTTCCAAGTTCGAGGGCTTCGGGGGTGAATTCATCTTTGACATTCTCGAAAAATTCGTCCAAGTTTTTTTTCATTTCTTTTAGTTTTTTTCCTTTTGACCATCGGAGAAAAAGCGTCCGCATCCATTCAAACTGATGATTGAGACCTCTTTCCCAGAGGCGTTGTTTTCTGCGTTCTTTTGCTCGATTTGTCATTCAGATAATTTATATTGGATGCACTCGTAATCACTCCTGAATTTTTCAATCACTATTTTTTTGATATATCGGTCGTCTTCAATTATACCGTTTTTTACGAGAGAATCAACAAGTGTTTTTATAAAATTATCGACATCTGATTTTACGATTGAGTTGAGGAAAATTTTAATTTCGAGGGTGAGCATTTTCTTTCCGGTGAATTTTGGATGACCTTTTGTCAGCCACCCGATCTCCTCGATGAAGGCATTATATTCGTTCGTGCGGAATCTCCGTCCGCCGCGCCAAGCTGAATTTATGCTAAATGGTTTGATTTTTAATTCTTGCATCGGTGCATCTTTTTCCAATCTTCTCCCGATAGTTTTGGTTGTCTTATTCCGTGCGCTCTGTTATGGCAAGATCGGCACAAAGCAACAAGATTTTCTATTTTGTCTTGCTCGCCTTTTCTTTTTGATCCGAATTTTGATCTCGGTTCGATGTGGTGAATATCCACCGCAATTTTAGCACAATTTTCGCAAAAGACTATTTCGCCTTCGATTATTTTGAAATGTTCGAGATAAACTTTTTGATGCTTTTTCATTTTAAAATAAAAATTACTGCCACAATCACGCAGAATAGCCAAATTATTTCAGAAGCGGAAATTATCTGATCGGTAATTGCGAGATTTTGTGGTGTGGTCATTGATTATGTTTATCTGTGGGTGGGGGTTCAAGTTCGATTATTTTCTTCTTGATGGCTTGCATTATTGCAAAATATTTTCCAGTTATTTCGATGAGTTCATCTTCCATCTCTTCAATCGTTTCGATCGTCAATTCTGCTTTGACAATTTTTGAGACGATGGATTCAAAAAACTTTTCGACATTTTTTCGGTCAGTCATTGTTGAGTTTTAAATCGCACAGCACACAAACTAATTTGTTTCCTGCTTCACAGCCCCGACTGCTGTCGGCAACTCCACAGGCTCACCCCCACTCCCCGTGGGTGCATATATTCGATATTTGAGTTCTTTAATCACCAACTGTATTTTTTGAATTAAAATAGAAAGTCAATAGTTTATGTTTCAAACAAGATCATTCCATTTTTTGTATTAAATCCCAAATCAAACCCCCCGCTCCTGCCGTGCCGATTTTTTCGAATATCGACTGTGAGCGGAACAACTTCCCGCCCGCTCTCTGATTCAGCGTCGCGGGTAAGGATGATCCCCACATCGACCGCGGCGGCGATTTCTCCGCCGCCACGAAAGCCGATCGTTTTTAATTTCTTGTTCGCCGACTCGTGGCTCACTTGTGAAACGCCCACAATGGCGATTTCAAGCCGCTGGGCGAGATTTTTCAGCCCTCGTGCCACATTGGTCGTCCGCTGGTATTCGTCCTTGTCTCCGGTCTCTATGAGCTGAATATAATCAACAAATACAACTTTCGGTTTTTCTTTTTGCGCGAGCAAGTGCGTTTCGATTTGCGCGAGGCTTTGTTTTTTTGTGAAAATCCCCACATTGTTTTTAAGTTTCGCGGTCGCGTCGGTCGCGGAGTTTTTATTTCCGAGATTCTGTAAATACATCCACCGGATTTTTTTTAAAAGTTCCTCGCCCGCCATTTCGAGCGAGTAAAAAAAGACTTTATTTTCTTTCGAAATATTCCGCAAAATTTCGAGTGCGAGTGTTGTTTTGCCTGTGCCGTATAATCCGCCGATTACCCAAAAATGTCCGGCGCGCAGTCCGACCGTCATTCTGTCGAGATTCCCGATGCCGGTGTTGATCCCCCGCGCTCTGCCCTCGGACTCTTCGAGCAAAACTAAATTCAAATATTCCTCAAAACTTTTTTCGCCGAGTTCGGTGTTCCCTTTTTTTTGCGAAAGCTCACTAAAAATCTTCTCAACCTCTGACGAGCTTTTGGCGGCGGCGAGTTGCGTGCCAAATTTTTTAGCATTTTTTACTTTTTCCGCGTGGCGAATTTTTGTAATATATTCGTGCGCGAAACTTGCCGTCGAGATACTGTCAATGATCACGAGGATCGCTCCACGCCCGCCAATTTCTTTTAATTTTCCTTTCGATTTTAGTTCGTTCGCGACGAGCGGTAAATCAAAATCGCCATTGCGGGTAAAAAGTTCAAGCAGTGTTTCGTAAATTGTGCGAAGTTGCGGGCTGTCGAATGATTCAGCCGAAATTCCGCCGTCAATCGCGTCCGCGGTTTTCGCCGGATCGAGCAAGAGGCTCGCAATTAGATTTGTTTCGTTGTCGGTAGATTCGAAAAACATAATAAAATTAAGTATAAAAAATTCCGTCCTCGTCTTTTTTGCGTGGTGGTTGTTTTCTGTTCTCCTCTTCCACGCGGATGATATTAAAACTCGAAAGGATCACACCATCTATCTCGATAAATTTATCGGAATTTAAATGCGCGAACAGCGCGCTTTTATTTTTTACCGGCGTGTGAAAGACTTTCCCGTCTTTCGTTGTGATTTCAAGCCGTGGCTCGAATTTTTGGATTTGGGTCATAAAATAAAAATTAAAATGAAACAGGTGTTTTGCCTTTCGATTTTTGCAAAATTTCTTGCCAATTATAAAATAAGTGTTTTGGATCGTGCGCTTTTGTGGAATGCCAGCCGTCGTTTAGTTTTGTCGCGAGCTCAACAATTCGGCAAGCGAGGTCGGCGGGATTTTGATCGGGATAGTTTTTTTGGAATTGGCGGATTAAGTTCCACGCGAATTGCCGAGACTTCACACCTGCCACCGGAGGTAGTCCTGTTTTCTTTTCAATAAAAGAAAAGAGTTTTTCAATTTCAGTATTTTTTCCTTTTTTCGGTTTTATAATTTTGGGTTCGTCGCTCGTCGCGGTAGCGACGAGTTCACCATCACCATCACCATCACCATCACCATCACCATCACCATCAGTGGAGGGTGCACGCAGAGCACACGCGGGGTGCTCGTCGAGTAGCTTATTTTTCAGCTTGTTAAAGCCATTTATGATTTCTTTAAAATACCTTTGGTCGATTCTTTGGTGAATCGTGAGATTTTTAATAATTCCAAAAAACTGTTCTTCAAATTCAAACTTTTTAATATGTCCGCTCTTTAATAATTCAGACAACAGCTTGTTTTCGTCTATTTTGTCAAATGGGAGAATCTGCGCTTTTAATTTTCGAGGTCTCCATTTAAAAACTCCGTTGTCATCAGCGAAATTCCACAGTCCAATAAAAAACAAACGCGCAAACGGAGTGCAGTCGGCGAGTTCGTCGTCGCTCCAAAATTCAGGTTTAATTGCTCTAATTTTTGCCATTATTAGTGGGGTTAGAAGTGTAGTCAAGTTTTCCGCCTTTTATGGCTTGGAGTTTTCTTTTTTGGTGAAAGGTTATGTCGTTCACCCGCTCAATAAAAGGTAAATCGTCAAAATACCACGCAGTGATCGCGGTGAGGATTTGTTCTTTTGAGATTTTATTTTCGTCAGGCATTTGTGAGAAGTGAAGTCATCTGCGCCCAATCTTACACCCCCCCCAAAAAAAAGCGACAAAAAACGATTGACAAACTTCGCGCGATGTATAAAAATTAAGTTATGTCAGTCGGCAGAAACTTCGATGTGTATCAACTCTCACCGATGTGCCAGCGAAAAGTTTTGGCACTTTTAGACGAAGCGAAAACCGAGCTACCGAATCTTGTAATTTTTGAAACTCGCCGCACCAAAGAAAGACAGGCTTATCTTTACGGAAAGGGTCGCAATAGGTTGCAAATGATGTGGGCATATCCGTTTGATTCTGCGTGGTGGGGTTATTCGTCTCCGAAATCACCGACCATAACTTGGACAACGCGCTCGCTCCACATTCTCGGCGACGCTGTGGATTTTTGCTTTGATTACGGCGATGGATATTCGTGGTATGGCGACTGGAAAAAGTTGCGCGAACTCGGGAAAAAGCACAAACTCGAATCACTTTATCCTCGGGAATCAGTGCATTTACAGCACTCCAAAAAATACGATTTAAAACTTCAAATTATGGATGAATCAGAAAAAATCGCGAAAGAGCTGTGGGTGGAAGCCGACAAGATTGCGAAAGAAGGCGAACGGATGATCGAGAAAAGCGTGGAGTTGAAAAACCGCGCTCACGCCCTCGCCGAGACTGCGCGGAACGGATAGTTCTCAACTGCACTTTGCGAAAAGCTTTTCAAGTGATGTTTTTTTTGAAATATCGGGGACTTTTCCTTTTCCCCGGCACCGGTCGCACTTTCTAAAATTCGTCCACCCAGCACCCCCTCCTGACTCGGAAACGAGTAGGTCGCACAATTCCCCCGAGCCTTTACATTTTGGGCAGATCATTTGGATTGTTTAAATTTATCGACGAGCGAGTTTGTTTTGATTTTAATTGAATGTGTAGAGTTTTGCATTTTTATACCGATGAGGATAGGCATAAAATGTAGTGTTGAGAATCCCGCGAGATTCTGCGTTTTTGTAAACTCCGCAACACCTATCAATTTGTTTGTATGAGTCTTTGAATTCCTCTGTGAAACTTCCGTCGGTGTTGAAAATAAAATCGTGATGGTATTTGTCGTAAAACTGGCAAATTCCGTAGGCATAATATCCTCCGGCTCCTTTTACTATTGATCGACGATCCCACTTCCACAATCCGTTTTCTCCCTCGATGGTGAGGACGAAATCTTTTCCGCATTGATCGTAGGCGTAGGAAATTAGTTCGTTTGTGTCGTCGTCGACATTTGATTTTGTAGCACTAAACTTTCTCGTTCGTGCGCTAATTTGTTTTGCGCTTGCTCGATCTCCCCTCGATAGCTCCGCCAATTCGAGAGATTGATTTCCTCCTCCGCTAATTTCGCGAGTGAGGTGGATATTTCCGATAAAGCTCTCGCTTCCTTGTCCGCCAATATTTGGAATCCTGAACGAGGCGACCAAAACGATGAGCATAAAAACAGAAACAAAAAGGCTAAAATAATAGAAGACACCACGACCGCCGCTGTTGTGTTGGCGAAGATGGTTTTGTGTTTGCTCGGGTTTCCGAGACTTTGGGGGTTTTGCATAATTCATAAATTAAATTAAAAAGCTGCTTCGGCTATTTTAATAGTGAACCTCCCCCGCCGATAAATTTGAACAAGATTTCAAGGAGCAATTATTTGACTACATTTTAGCAAATCAAAAACCGAAAGTCAAGTAAAAACAAACAATGTTTTGGTCGCGTATTGACCTTTTTTGTAAAACCGATTTTAACAATTTAGCTTTGTTTTGAGTGTTTTAAAAAAAGTTAAAGTTATATCAACAGACTTTTTAATGTTTAGCAATAGAACTTATTTGACTGATCGGATTTTGCGGGTGAGAATGACTTCGATGAAACGCCAACTCAAACATCTCGCTTGGAGGCTCAATCGGCAACTCGACGAGATCGTGATGATGACACTCGTTATTACCTGCAAAATTAATGATTTCTAACCCCCTTTAAAATGGATACAGCAATCGTAACAGGTCAACAGGTGCCACCGATAGAAGGTTCTCTGAATCTTCTTCAAGAGTGCCTGAAAGAAACAAATCGTTTTAGCGAAACAATTTACACAAATATTTGCGATGGGACAACCCACTCGATACCAAGTGGGTTTTGGGATTATGTTTTAAATATTGGTCTTGTCTTGTGTATAGCACTGGTCTTGATGTTGCTTGTGTTGTTTGTTATTAATGTTTTTCTTGACACATTATGATTTGTAGTTGCGGATCACGAAGATTTAAAAAGCTCAAAGGCAAAAAATTCAAATGCAAGGAATGTAGAAAAATAATCAATGCAAGAAAAACTGATAAAAAATCTCGTTAAAAAATTCGTCGGCGCACCGGTCTTCCGAAAAAGGAAAATTGACAATACACCTAAATTCTTTAAACGATGTCTGAACTAATTAATAAAGCTCGAAAACACTGCGGAGATTCGATTTGCGATGTTGCAGTCGCGCTCGAAAACGCAAAGGGATTCGTGGATGACAAAAACGACAAAGAACTTGAAATTTGGAAAGAAACATTGGAGGTTATCAAAGAGGAGGCAATAGAGGCACTTGCAAAGCTGGACGATTATATTGAAGAGAACACACCATCCGAAATCGACGAACAGGAAGACGCTTTGAGAAAAGCGGAAGGTAGAATTTAATTTATTCAATGAACCAACAAAATCTTTCATCGCTACTCAAAGACTTCGACCAACAACTCGTCGAAAATTTTGTTGCCTATTGCCACAAACTCGAAACTGCAAAGAAAAAAGAAGGCAATAATTGGGTGATCAAAAATCCGTGGATGAATTTTATTAAAGACGAAAAACTGGCGACGATGTTTAAAAATGTCGATAAAGAAGGGTTGGTTTTTGACGGAGTTGACATCACGCTCCAAAAAACAGGGGTCAGCTACAACTACAAAGCATTCAAAAACAAAATGCTGATCTCGTATCCCGAAAGCACGATTGATGTCAGCGTTGTTTATAGGAAAGACGAATACGAGTTCGCGAAAAAAGACGGAAAAGTTTTCTACACTCACACAGTTTCCGATCCTTTCGACAATGATGATTCAGAAATAAAAGGTGCTTACTGCATAATTAAAAACAAGCGCGGGGAATTTTTGACGACACTCACACGATTAGAAATCGAAAAGCACCGAAAAGTAGCCAAGACCGACAATATTTGGCAGCAATGGTATAAAGAAATGGTGATGAAAACAGTGATTAAAAAAGCCTGCGGTCTTCACTTTCGTGATATTTTTCAGTCGATGGAGACGACCGACAACGAAAATTACGATGTCGAAAATCCTCTTGATCTTGATCTGAAATTCAAACAGGAAATTGACGAGATTGAAACTATCGACGACCTCAAAGATTATTATCTGAAAAATAAAGGCAAAGGAAAATCGTTTGATAAATATGTCACGAAGAAAAAAGCTGAATTGAAGAAATCGCTCGAAAAAGGGTGCGCAAAAAAAGACGAAAAACAACCCAAAAAAGAAGAGAAACCGCTTGCAGATGAGAAAAAAGGGGGTGCTCAAAAAGAGTCGCTCCCGAAAGACACTGCACAAGAAATCGAAGACAATCTCGGCGACGGAAAAGATTTAAAAGGCAAAGGCTTTCCCCCAAAAACTTGTCCGAAATGCGATGCTCCATCCGGCGGGGTTCACGACAAAGATTGTCCCAACTGGCAGAAACCATTAAAAGACTTAATCCAATGATTTTAATTTCACAAAAACACCGAGTCGTTCACTTAATTGATTTTTGGAGGGCTGGAAAAGCGAGAAAATTAGAACTCGCGATTGCGATTGAGCAGCTCGGATATATTCCTTATAAATTTAAAGAAATATTCAAAAATGAAAATTCATAAAAATCTCGAACAAAATTCGGAGGCGTGGTTTAAGTGGCGATCCGGTCGCCTCACGGCAAGTTCAGCGCAAGCGATTGCGAGTTGTGGAAAAGGTCTCGAAACTCTCATCAAAACGATGGCAGAATTATCTTCATCCGCCGAAAAAGAGCAATATTCAAATGTAGATTTGGAGCGCGGAAAAGAACTCGAAGATCAAGCTCGCGAAATTTATTCACTCGAAAGCGGGGTGGAAGTCGAGCAAGTCGGCGGAATCGAGATGGACGAGATCGTTTCTTGTTCTCCCGATGGGCTTGTCGAGGAAGACGGAATGCTCGAAGTCAAATGCCCGAATGACGACAACTTTTTTAAGATTATTGTTTTTGGAGAAAAAGCGATTGACTCGAAATATTTGTGGCAGTGCCAAATGCAGATGCTCGTCGCTCAAAGAAAATGGGTCGATCTTTTATTTTATTCTCCGAATTTTTCGCAGTCTCCAATAATTTTCAGAATCACTCCCGACAAAGAAAAATTCGAACGGCTGGAAAAAGGTTTTGCGATCGGCAAAAAACGAATCCAAGAAATTAACCAAATTATAAAATGAACTCCACAAAACTCATCATTCTTTGGCTCGTCAAAGAAAAAAACAGCAGCGTTGCGTCGATCCGGGGATACATCTCGGGGAGCAAAGGCTTGATTTCCGAAAACCTGAAATATCTCGAAGCCAAGAATCTCCTCGAACGAGAAAAAATCGGTCGGAAAAAAATAATCACGATCACAAAAAATGGGTCAAAACTTTTGAAAAAGTCTGACCTGTATCTTGCCTACCACGAACTCGTCGGAAAGAAATTACTAAACGAAAAAATAAACGAAGCTTTAAAAAACCTAAAATGAATTCTAAAAAATCTCCTCCGTCAGTGGAGAAAACGCAGATATTAAAATGATTTCGTCTCCCACCGCAATAACCCCCACACAATGAAAACCCTCCAACTCGAACCACACAACTTCCGCGTTGAACACGCTAAAAAGTGGAAAGTCTCGCCCAAAGATAAGGAGCTTCTCGTCTCTCCCTCGGGAGATATTTGGGAAATTATCGGAGGCGACGAGGCAGGCGAACAGTTATTCACTTGGGACGCGGCAATCAGAGAAGCTAAAAAGCAAAAGAAAAGAATGCCAACCGATGACGAGATGACAGAGCTGATGAAAACGAAAAGTGATATTCCGAATCTCGTGCTGACTGGGTACCGGTACACTAATGGTACATTCTACAGTCGTGGCGTCAGCACGCTCCTCTGGTCATCCAGCGAGTCTGGCACTAATGCATGGACACGACACTTGTACTCTGGTTACTCCACGACCTACCGGGACACCCACAATAAGGCGTACGGCTTTTCCGTTCGTTGCCTCAAAGAATCTCCTCCTCCAAAATTCTCCCGTGCAAAAAAAGAAATGATCGCGCTCGCGGACAAAGAAATCCGTGAATGGGAAAAATTTAAAAAAAGTATTTTAACTTCTAAAAAATGAACTCAAAAACTGAAATCCCGAAAAGAAAAAGATGTAAAAAGTGCAGAAAAAAAGCCGAATATGAATGTCCTGTGTGTGGCAAATTATTTTGCGGAGATTGTGCGGTGTGTGTTGCTTTTACGTGCGACAACCACAGACCAGAGCTTAACTTAATTTCTAAAAAATGACCAACCCCAAACCTATCCAGCGCGGACGAATCGCGAAGAGCGTGACTGCATTCTGTGCTGTCAACGATAACGGATCGGTTAGATTAATCGAGCGAGTAAAAAAAACCCTCGAAAAAAAATCCGAGAAAAATATCCCGACAACCACGACGTTCTTCGAATCGCACGAGTGAAAATTACTAATTATTAACTTCTGAAAAATGATTGAACAAAAATACATCACGCTAAAAACCGCGCAAGAACTCAAAAAAAGAGCTGACAAGGCGGGGGTGGAACTACCGAAAAGTAAAGCACAATGGAGAGATGATCCAGACCATATATACAAATTAGAATTAGGAGAATTCGATTGGGATGATAACAATAATGGACAATTCATCGATTATCCTGCCTACGACATCCTCAATGAAATTTGCTGCGAACACGCTGAATTCTTTTTCGGAAAATGTAATTATGAGGCAGGCGATTATTTTGATGAGTGGGAATATTATGAAGATAATATTTTTCCAGACAACGGAAAAAAGGCTTATGAAAAGGGGATAGAGCGCGGAGATTTATGTATTTTCGTAGACAGGGATTACGGAAAAGATAAGCTATTGGGATGTATTATGGAATATGATCGTGAGCCATCTGTGTCGGGTGGTGCTTATTGGCATCACTATTACGATATGAGGGATAATGTAGGAGCATTTGGCACAGAGAATTTTGCGCCTTTTTTAAAAAGGGAAAAAACAATGTCATATCATCTTCTGAACATTTTTAACTTGCAAAAAAAAAAAAAAAAAAAAGAAGCTGAAAAATATTTATTGGAAAATCTTAACTTCTGAAAAATGACCACCAAAAAACATCACGACTGGGAGAAAGAATTACAAGAAGGAATGGATGATAAACGATTTCATTCGGAGGTCGGAATGCGCAATGGCGCGCGAATTCAAGTCTTCGATGTTTCCAAATTGAGAAAGTTTATTCGTCAAGTGAGGAACGACACATTGGATTTCACATTGGATTTTATTATTCAAATCATAGGAGTAAAAAAATGGAAAAAAAAAGAAAAAGCAGGCAGTGCAGGTGAATTATGCAATGCCACCCTCGATGATCTTATTCAAAGAATTAGGCAACTCAAAACCCCTAAAAAATGAAAAAACACAGCTGGTCATTCCGCGCTCGCCACGGCAAAAATTATGCGGCGGGAGTCCGCCCCGGAGTGCCGGACTTTTTTGTCGTCACCGCCGCCGGACACCTCGTCGCGATTGAGATGAAACGGATTCGAGGCTCGACGACGAGCGACGACCAGCGCGCGTGGATCGCCGCGCTCGAAGATTGCCGCCCCGGTGTCGTCGCGAAAATTTGCCGCGGCGCGGGAGAGGCGATCGAATTTGTCGAGGAATATTTACCGCGCACGAGATGAACAAAATTTTGACCGGCGACGCAATCGAAAATCTCCGCGGGCTTCCGGACAAGTCCGTGCAATGTTGCGTGACGAGTCCGCCGTATTGGGGATTGAGAGATTACGGAGTTCGCGGGCAACTCGGACTCGAAAAAACACCGGAGGAATTTGTTAAAAATCTCGTCGCGGTTTTTCGTGAGGTGAAGCGCGTTTTGAAAAATGATGGCACGCTTTGGTTGAATTTGGGAGATTCTTACAACGGGACGGGGGCAGTAAAATATCAAAAAAACTCTCCTAAACAAAGCACAAGCGCCGGAGCGATTACGGCGAAAGCGAAGAATAGCGCAAACTTAAAGCCGAAAGATTTGGTCGGAATTCCGTGGCGCGTCGCGTTCGCGCTCCAATCCGACGGTTGGTATCTCCGGCAGGAAATAATCTGGTCGAAGCCGAACCCGATGCCGGAATCGGTTCAAGGTTCGCATTTTTACAGGCATCGGGTTACAATAGAAGAGTATGAGAAATTGCAGAGAATGTGGCCGACAAAAAGTCCAAACCAAGACGGGTCCGGCAACCTGCCCAGTTTGTCGGAGAGAAAAATATCTAATAGTAAAACGGCGTTATCAGAAAAGCCCGAAGGGAATGGCAACTGCGAGAGCAAGAGAACAAAGACCGAAAGTAATAGAAAAACGAAACCGATATTCGGCGACAGCACAGGCCAAACTGAACAAAAAAAAATATTTGGCGACACCAAAGGGTCGGGCAAACTCGCAGAAACGCTCGGCGAATTATCGAGCACGACTTCGGAGTGCGGAGGGGGTCGTGACAGCACAGGACTGGATGGACATTCTGGACCGCCACAATTATCGTTGTTTCTACTGCAACCGGAGAAGTTTGAAAATGACTCTCGACCACGTGATCCCGTTGAGCAAAGGAGGGAAAAACTTGCCAGAGAACGTAGTGCCAGCTTGCCGCAAATGCAATTGCACAAAAAGGGACAAAATAGGGTGGATGCCAAAGAAAAAATAGAATGCCCCGGTTGTTATAAATGCGAAAACCAAAACGGATTTATTTTTACTCTCTCTGCGGGACGATGCACGAAGTCCCACGAGTCGATTTTTTTACTCACGAAATCCCCGCGATATTTTTACGATCACGAGGCAATTATGGAACCGGCAAATTTCGACGGTCGGAAAGACACAAAAATGAAGGGGAGCGAGAAATACCAAAACGGATTCGTCCCGAACTCGTCCCCGCAAACAGTCGCGAAAAAAGGACACGAGCGATGGCCGAACAAACTCGAAAAAATTCAAGAGTTGCGCCCGGGCGAAAAAGCGCACTCGGGATATTTCAACGCCGACGGCACAAAAAGATTTGTCGAGCTCGACGGATGTCCGGCGCGAAATAAACGGAGCGTTTGGGAGATCGCGACGCAACCATTTTCTATGGGCATCGAAACTTCCCGTCTTTTTCGTGCGGAACAGGATGAAGTTTCCGATGACACGAAGCGCATAGTGTTTCCAAATTGTCCAAACGATGCGGATTTTTTTGATTCGGTTTCCAGTGATGTTTGTGGTGAATGTGAAGACGATTTGTTGAGCCGCATTGAACGCATTGATTCCCATCTCTCGCAAGAACAAGTATCCGGCTTCTCTCCCACTGCCCGGAAGCTCGTTTATTACTGGAAGCAACAAAATTCGGGTTCTTCGCTCCTCTCACATTTTTTTTCTGCCACAATCCATAGCAACGAAAACCGCAAAACGGTCCACGATCTTTTGACCAATCTTTCATATAATTCTTTCGTGAAAATTCTTTCCCGCATTGACGACACACGAGACGGACTTTTGTTGTCCGCGCTTTATCTCGGCACGCACGGGAACAAAATTTCGCTGGATGGCTTGGACGCTCGTTTATTGGATAAAATTCCGTTTCGCAATGTTGGCAAATCTTTTTGTTCATCGTGCCAACACTACACAATCAAAACCGAGAAATCAAGCCACTTCGCAGTTTTTCCCGAAAAAATCCCCGAGATTTGCATCAAAGCCGGGTCGCGGGAGGGCGACACGATTTTGGACCCGTTTTTTGGAAGCGGGACGACCGGACTGGTCGCCCAAAAAGCCGGGCGGAAATACATCGGGATCGAACTCAATCCCGATTTTGTCGAAGTCGCGAAAAAACGGCTCGCGCAAAAAACGATTTTTGAATGAAACAGTTTAATTCACTTTCAAATTAACTCCTCTAAAAAATGAAAAACTTTCAAAAAAAAATCTCGCCAATCCTAAAAGAAATCCACGATACCTTTTGGGAGAACGATCTAAAAAAATATCCGAACGATTGGAGCGACGAAGACATTGCCTCGGCAACGAAGATTTTTCTCAAAATTATTTTTGAATCGATGTTCAATCGAAAGATCAGCCACGACAAAAATGTTGGATTTAAAACCGGAGAGGAAATACACCAATTTGTTTTAGAAAAAACCGGAGTTGATTTAAAAGAATTTTATAAATAATTCCCCTAAAAAATGAAAAAATTAATCGACCACATCACGCGCTTTTTTAAAGAAAACGACAATCTCTACTGCACACAGGATGATGTGTATCTCGCCCTCCGTGCTGATGGTATCTCCTGTTCCTCTGCTTCTGTGAGTAGAAGAATGAGGGAACACGCTGATGATTTTGATACGATTAATGTCAGTAATTATAAGAAGTGGAGAATAAAACCAGCTCAACCTAATTTATTATGAGCAAATTTGAAATTTTCGCTTACAGTTTCATCGCCGGAGAGATCACATCGGTTGTGATAATGTGGATTGGACATATTTTTTTGAAATGACTGACTTTTCAGCCCAAATCGCGAATGGCAAATTACTCTTCACAAATCAGCCAGCATTTGCTTCGTGGGAGAAAAAACAGCGCGATGGGGAGTTTGTGGTCTCGATCAAGAAAAAGACGCGCACGAGCCTCCAAAATCGCTCATTGCACCTCCTATTCACTTGGATGGCTGAAAGTTTGAACGAAAAGGGGAAACTTTTCAGCCGAGACTTTTTCAAAAAGGATTTTGAGACGGAATGGAATAGTGAAATGGTGAAGTTGCTTTTGTGGCGACCGATTATGCAAGCTCATTGCGGCAAAACTTCGACCACAAAATTAGACACAAAAGAAGTCGGAGAGATCGCGGAAATAATCCAAAGAAATTTCTCGGCTAAATTGGGGATTGATCTTACTTTTCCAAACGAGCTAAATCGGCAGTTGGGAATTAAGCCGTGGGCGGTTTGACATTTTTATAATTTGTGATAAAGTTTGAGTATGAAAGATTGTTTAAGTTGTATCGTCTTGACTGGAAGTTTATTTCCTAAAAAGAAATTTCCAAACCAAAATAAAAATCGTGAATACAGGCATCACTAAAAAAGAAACAGCTATCGCGGCATAACACAATATCTCAATTTTTCGGTCTGTCATTTCGATTCTCATTTTGAAAGGGAGCTTGGTGTTCTCGCGGCTTTTAATAATTTTGTTAATAATATTGGTAGCCTTTTAGTGCTTGTGATAGAATAGGGGGTTACTTTCTTACCCTAAAAAGCTCCATTGCCTCACTAAAAACCTCGTCGACTGAAATGTCTTGACCTGTTGCAGTTCCGATTTGCTGGACTTCTCGTTCGAGGTTTTTTAATCTTTCGAGTAATTTAGGTGCGCGTCCGGTTTTTTCGAGAAATTTAACCGTTGAGGGATAATCAAGACCGTCTAATTTTGATGATCCACTCTTTTTTAGATCAGCTGCTATCTTTTTGACGAGGTCGGTAAATTGGCTTCCTCCGGCATCTGCTGCGACTTCTGCGAGAACTGATTGTTTTAAATCCCACGGCATTGGGATTTCATCTGTCTCTTGTGGTATACTTTTTTTCGATGACATTGCTACTTGTTGTCGCGATCGGGGCACTACTAGGCTATTTGGAGTATCGGCGGTTTTACTCGTAGCTCGTATTTTTTGCGGTGCTACATTTATTGCCTCATCCGCCTGACCAAACATCTTTTTTATAATATTATCAGGTGTGTTCTTCCATTTAAACCATTCTTTTACTGCCTTTTGAGTAGCGGCTTTTGCAAAAAATACTGGCTCCATTGTTGCCAATCCTGCTGCTAAATCACCAGCTGAAAAAATATCTGTGAAGTCGATCAATCCTTTCGCTGCTTTTCTTCCCTCTACGATTGCGCGTTGAGCTACATCTTTTTCGATTGTTTTTAAAGATCCGTATGCATTTTTTAATTCTTGATATTGAGCACCAGTTGATCCAGTTATGATTTCATCGAGATTTTGTCTAAAATTATTGGCGATCATTGAGTCGACAGCCGCTTTTGAAGCAGAGTCGAAAGTCGGATTACGATAGAATGCTTTCAAGCTGTTGTTGAGGCTGGCTATTGCCTGCTCTGCTTGTTCAGGAGTGTATGATCCACGCTTAAATAAAGCTTCTGCTCTAACTTCGGCATATTTTGCTATTTCGGGTTTTAAATCTTTCGTGATTGGATCATCTAAAAAACTACTTAATTCATTAGCTGTTTTTTTAGTGTCGAGTAGCACGCCTGTTTCACCAGCCTCTTTCGATAGCGCGTTGTATTCTCCAAAAATAGATTTTTTAGTTTGCTTGATTGAGTCTTCAAACTGTTGGACTGTTTTTGGAAGCTCTCCGGTAATTTCGTCACCAGCTTTGTCAAAAAGTTTTAGATTTTTTTTATTGTTTGTAATTTCACCAACTGCCTGGCGAGCTTTTTCTAAATATTTTTCTTGACCGCCTGCCGCCTTTACTTGACCGACCGACGGCTTGACACCCCTGTTGATAGCTTCATTTATGTTTGATGGTAAGTTTTTTATCGCAGCTCTTGGCTTTCTTGTAATGAACGCCTCAACAACCTCGCCTCCAGTCTTCGCCGCCCCTGCTCCGACCCTCCCTGCGAGCATTGCCGCCGCTGGTGCTATCTCTACGACCGGGAGAACGACAGAAAGCCCTTCGGTGATTCCACCGACTGCGTGGAGGTCTTCCAACACCAGTTTTTTATCTTCGGGGGAAAGTGCGTCGTATTTATCAACTATTTGTTTCATTCCCGGAAGTTTTGAAATAAAATCAGCTGTAATGTCTACTCCTTTCCCAGCTTGTTCGGCAACAAAGGACAGACTTTTTTTGACTGATTCTTTCTCCATAAAATCTTTTGCGAGCTCTTTTCCTCGTCCAACAGTGGCGATGTCTACTCCGAGTCCCAAAACCTTTCCAAATCCAGTAATGAATGTGTCAGTTACTTGCGATCCACCCTCCCCGAGACTTTTTACAACTTGTCGTGTTTTTCCGATCTCTCCGGCTTCTTCTTGCCGAGCAAACTCTTGAATCCTCCCGCCTCTTTCAACTGCGCGGGCAGTGAATCCTCCCGGGGCTTCGGCGATGTTCTCTCTAATTCCTTTTTCACTAATAATCGGCTGTGTCTTTCCCATAAATTTTGCCACGGCTCCCACGGCTGGTTTGCCGAGGAGTGTTTGGGCAGGTGCTTCGGGAGCTTGTTCAACTCCTCGTTTTTTCTGCAAAAACTGGAAAGCTTGGTCGGCACTCGCACCAGCCGCTTTAGCTTTTTTCAAAAAACTAATTTCAGTTTCGTTGAGCGAATTTGGGTCAAAAGGTGGCATTATAAATTTTCAAAAAATGAATTAAATTCTCCGGGGGTTTCGGTTTCAGCTTCTTGGAATAGTGCGTCGAGGTCGAATTCAGCTTCTGCTATTCCTAATTGCGACTCTATTGAGGCTATTTTTCTGTCAAGATCATCAAGATAGCGAATATTGCCGCTTACATTTCTTCCATTATCGGCATATGTAAGCAATGATTCTTCTAGCGAATTTCTTACAACCCTCATCGTTAGTCCAGCTACTAATTTTTTAACTTCGTCTGTTTGATTAAGTGTCGGGAGAGTTTTTCGATAAAGTTCAACATCGTGATCTGTCAAAACACCGACCTCCCCAAACACACCACGAGCGAGATTAGGAATAGCCCCTTGGATAATAGCGTTTATTTCTTGGGCATTAGCATCCCAAGGATTTTTACTTCTAACCCATCCAGTAATCGGACTAAAATCAAATATTTTATTTCCCTCATCGTCTTCCAAGTCTTCTATGTCATCAACATCTTGATTTGAAGTTAGTGCGCGTGTTAGTTCATCGAGCTGATTTACAACTACCTTGCCTTTCGAAAATCTTTGCAAAAAAGAAGAATCAACCTTGCTACCTCCAGCACTAGCAGCCAAGACTCCCCTGATGTCTCCCTCCGCCCTGAGTTCATCTTGTTTCTCTGAAAGTCTTGTTTCTACCCTACTTCGAAGATCATCTTTAGTCGAAATACCACTTGTTGTTTGACCTGTTGATCTTAAAATTGAATTAACTTTGTCTTCTACTTCTTGATCTATCTTCTTCTCTACATTGCCCTTAAACTCAAAATGACTCGGATCGTCTTTAACAATATCAGGATTTTGAAACCATCCGTTGGAATTCATTATGGGCTTCATTTTCTCGATGTATGCCATCGCATCGGGACCAACATTAAATAAGTCGATTGCCAATCCTTTTTCGTGGAGAGAAGTCCCCGGAGCCGCCGCGAGTGCTCCACCATTTAAAAACTCCTGATAAAGTTGCGCCTGTGTTTCCCTACTTCTGAATCCGCTTGTTTTTATCGCCGCCGTTACGAGTCCAGTTTGACCATTGATTCCAATTTCCTGACCAGCTGCCGATTGGTCGATTGCGTTGAGAGAAGGATTCGCTACCGCGTCGATCTTAATATTTCTCCCGTTCTCAAAACTTGTCGTGACAATTTCTCCGCTCGGGGTGGCTGGTTCAGCAGCTTCCAGTTCTGCTCGGTCTGCATCTCTTTCCGCTTGTAATATCTGATTTTCTATTTCGATTTGGTCGGCTTTTAATTTATCCAATCTCGAAACTGGTTTTGTCGGATCAACCCCCAGCGTTTCTCGATCGAAAAATGCTTGTGAAATTTCTCCTGCGTTGAGAGCGGCTTGGAGGTTATCAAAATCTGCAATAGCTTTGGCGGAATCGGACAGCGCGGCTTGCTCGGCTTTGGCGATACTGGCGGCGAGATCGGCTTCGGCTTGTTCGCGTTCGATTCCTTTGAGTTGTGATGCCAGTTTGGCTTCGGCGATCCAACCCGAGGCAACCGAGGGGTCTCGTCCGGCTTTTGTGAGAGCCGCTTCGACACTTGCGACCGAGGCGGAAGCGAGTGCGCCGGGGTTGTCGGTCAAAAATTTTAGATTTTCTTTTGCGGCGGCATCGAGTTTTGCGTCGGCATCCGTGAAGAAATTCATCAAAGACTCAAATTCTTTACTACTCGTTTCTTTTTTAAATTTCTCGATATTTCTTTCGCCTGTCGATAATTGGGTGAGCCTCGATCGGAGGTTTGCGAGTTCGGGATCGGCGGCGATCGCGGCTTGGAGTCTTTTTTCTCCACCGGCTTTGAATCCCTCGATTACGCCTTTGTCTGTCGATGATGCCGCACCCTCTGCCCCGGCGGTGAATCGAGAAAGAACCGCGCCGATTTCTCTTTCGATTTTTCGTCCAGCTTCGCCCTCTTTTGTTCTTATGTCATCTTTTCTTTTTTGCATTGCCGCGAGTGTGTCTTTCTTGCCCTGTGCAATGTCTTGTTCACGGACATCTAACCCTGTCGTCGCGTCAAAAATATTTTGATTGAGTGATCTCAATTCTGCATTTAAAATATCTCTCGTGCCTGCGTCGGTTATTCCTTTGCCGAGTCCATCAATTTCTGCCTGTATCGCGTCTTTTTCTGCTTGGTTTGCAGTTGATGCCAATTTTTCTTCGAGTGCTTTTCTTTCTCCTGGAACTTCTCTTCCGCTCAAAAGTCCTCTTATTTCGTCGGCTCTTTCTTTCGATGCCTCGGTTGGAGTTCGTGCGCCTTTCTCGACGAGTTTTTCCGTTCCGGGTCTTCCCTCGATTGTCTCCCAAACATCACCGCGAGCGTCTGTTCGGCGGGTTGGTGTGAATGGCTTTTCGGCTGCTGCGACTGCGATGTCGATTGTTGTCGGCTGATTGGCGGCTGTTATATTTGCGATTGCTCCGGCAGTTTTACCCTCAAAAGTTCCCGCTCCGGCGAGTTTTTCCCCGATTATATTTCCAGCTTGGATTTTGAGTTTGCGGGACTCCCGATCTAAATCGAGTGGGTCGGTTTGGTAGATTACGCGATTTTCTTTGAATAGGTTCATTTGTTGTGTTTAGATTTTGTAAAACTTTTTTTGGAGGATCATTTAAATTTAATTTTTAGCGATTTCGTAAAGTCCGCGGAGTGAGAGCATTTTTAATTATTCAACTTCCCAAAGGAATGCGGCATTGCCGCCTGTCGTGAACGCATCGCAATTCAGAGTGAAGCTGTCCGCCGAGTTGTCGCTGACGACAGCCGTCCAATCCGCCGTTGATGCATCGGTTGCCATATCGATTATTTTCGACGAGGTGAACGGGTACCCTGTCCCTGTTCCCTGCACCCCTCGACCGGCGCACGCGTTCGTCGATCCGTCATACGCGCCGACGCTTTCCTGCATATCCTCATTCGTCGGTCCATACGCGGTAATTTTTATTCTTTTTGGGACTCGCCCGAGATTATGTGTGATGGTTTTTGTCTGTGAAACCGCGGTCGGAGACCAGTTGTCTACTCCGACTTTGACATTGTTAATCGCGTTGTGAATTTGCTGGACGGTGCTTTTTTTGTCGGCGTTGCTCGCCGCTGAATCTCCGACAACAACGGTGTCGGCGAGAACTGGCGTTGTTTTCGCCGTCCGTGTCGAGGTGAAAAAAGTCGCGATCCCGCTCGCGAGATTCCCGAGGAGGTGGACGACTTTTGCGACGGTTGTAAAAGATGTGTCATTTGCTCCAGCCGCTGCTTCCGCGTCGGAAGTTTTAGGCACGAATACTCCAATATCACCAGTCGCATTACAGACTGGCACTTTATTTTCATCAGCTGCTCCGCTGGAAACCTTTACGCTGTTTACCCTCAGTTTATTATTCAAAATAATTAAACCAGCATTTTCCACAAATGCAGTTGCCGTTCCGTTTCCACTATCACAATCCATCCAATCAGCCGCTCCAGCGCCCGAGATGTCAGTTCCGACAGTTCCGGTTGAAGTTTCGGTCACGCTGACCTCGCTTGTCGAAGTGAAATCTACCGAAGTGATTACAAAATGATCGGTATCCCACGCGACAGTTTCGAGTCCGCCGGTTGCGTTGCGAAGTGCAGATTGAATTGTTGCGGCGACGACAGCCATCGAGGCGTTTCCGGTGAAGTTTATCGCGTCTATATTATAGGCTGTTCCGTTGATTGTGATTCGAAATGAACCATCCGTGACAGCCGCCCAAGTTGCGGGTGTGCTTTGTGCGCTCGATCCGCCAGTCAAAAAGGCGGCATCATTATCCAATTCCACGAAAGGATTTGCGCTTCCCGATCCGCCATTGAGTCCGTCTCCCCAAGTTATTGTTCCGACTCCGGCGTTGTCGAGATTGACCCACGCCGATCCGTCGTTTGAGAATTGGACTTTTGAAGTCGAGACATTTTTGCGGAGAAATCCGAGAGTTGTCCCCGATGTCAAATGTTGGAGGGTGAAGTTTGAATCAGTTTCGTTTCCGCCGATCAAGACCACTCCACCGGTTGCGATATTTCCGAGGAGAGCCGCTTGAAATTCGTTGAGAATAATCGGATCCATACTATAAGCGACGACCATTCCGGGTTTTAACTTCATCGCGTAATCATCATCTCCATCGAGCGGATCCATTCCCGAAGGCACGAGTCCACGCGTCACCTCTCCGGTTGTTTGCACTCCGATTGTGAGACCGTCGGCAGATGTCCCGCTTGTCGGCACGAAAATCCGCTCGACTTGTTTGGTCGTCGGATCATAAACATTCATAAAAAAGTTTCCGGTGATCACATCGCCGTTTTCGTCCACGAGAGCATCCGAAACCTTTATTCCAAACACTACACTTTTGGCGTTTACATTTTCAATCGTCGCTACATTGAACCAATGTGCGAATTTGAAGTTCGTGATTTTAGTCGGTGTGGACATTTTATGAAGTTAGATTTTGAGTTTCGACCACTCCTTGCGATTCTGTAAAAATAGTGAATAAGTTAATTTCGTGGGGATAAAGGTCAAAAGACTCTGCCCTGATTCTGATTCTCAAAAAGTCAGAAATTGCGATTGCTCTTTGTCCGTAGGCTGGCATCGTCAGGCTTTCGCCGATCCCGCGTCCGCCCAATCCGACTTCTCGCATCGCATCTCCAACACCCGGTATTTTAGCCGCTACGCCGGATTTTGTGAAATGGTAGGAATTATCTCCGCTTCCGTTGAGTTTTATTCTCCTAAACAAATTCCACTCGCGGTCGTATTTATCGACAGTTATTTCGATGTCAGTCCCACTTCCAATTTCCCCCGCGATTGCGATTTCAGTTGCGATGCTGACTTCGTGGGGAGAACCGACGACCGGCTCGATTGTTAGTTCGGTTGGAATTTCTTTGTTGTTATCTGCTCCAAGTTCGAAATCCAATTTGTGAAAGCTCGTCTCGGTTGAATCGGCGACCCAAATCTCGTCGTTGAGTTTGAGAAAGCGAGCGACATTTTTGTCCCAAATCGCCCAACCTCGCAAATCTTTTTTCAAATGATAAACCAAAACAACATTATTGAAAGAAGCGTCATCTCGCACCGAGACCAAAAGTAAATCTCGAAGATCGTCCACTTCCAAATCTGCATCAGTCAGGTCAAAATTCTTTGTAAAATTCTCACCAAATTGTTCAGATAGTTTTGCATCGACTGCCGTAAATGGCGTGTGGCGTTCACCGCCGGACAACATCGAAAATATCCCCGCTTCGTTGACATAAAATATTCCACGACTTGTCGTTCTGATTGCGCGTGATCCGCCAAAATCAACATTGTCAAAATCAATCGGGGTATCGAGGACAAGCCCAGTTCCCGAGACATCAATTTGACCGATCCGAAATCCCATTTTTCCGTTGTCGAGAATGACGATCGTTTGCTTTCCGAGTTTTCCAAATCCATTGACCGTTCCAGCGTTGTCGAATTCGGTCGTGAAGGAATCATCAGGATCGCTTCCGGTCGTCACCCAATCATCGTTGGCTGAAAATGGTATTGTGCCTTGTGCGACTCGCGAAGTGTGGGTTTGAGAGCCTTTTTCGTCTGTATTCCCCACGATCAGGCGGTTGCTGTTGCTCAAACTAATCCGTTTGGCTTTGGGGACATCCGCACCGGTTATTTCCGTCCACGACACGGCGAGAGTGCCATTTACCACCGCTACGCCGGTCGCGCTGTCTGTGATCGCCTCATCGTCTTGAAATGACCCGGCGATTATCTTCAAAGTCAATGTTCCTGTCGTTCCACTATCAGCGTCGGCGAGGATCAGGGCTTTTGCTTCGCTATCTCCACCAGTCAAAATTTTTCCGACTGTAAAGTTGGCTGTTTGCGCGTCGTAAGCGAGCGTGGCGGACAAATATCCAATATTATCTCCGTCAATATCGTCGGCGACATAAAAATATCCGCCGTATGGTTGTCCGTCGGTGACATCTTTTGTGAAGTCGTCTTTGACATCGATTGTAGTTTCGGAAATTGTATCGCGGACTTTCAGAGTTTTTCCGTGAGCTTCGACTTGATAGCCGGGAAACCACTCTTTCCACATCGCCGCAGATTTACCAGCGTCCGTCCCGGTTGTGATTTCAAATTGCAGATCAAGACCGGGAGCTTTTTTAAATCGTCCGAGTCCGGGTTTCCAATAATTATCAAGTTTGACAAAAGCCTTTTTTAATAATTGCAAAAAATCTCTTTGGTTCAGCCCGGCGCGGTCGGAGGAAACATTCGCTTTTGTGCGAGGCGGGGCGACATCGGGAAGAACGGCTGCAAATGGCATTTAAAAAGCGACATTACTTGAACCCAATCCGGCGGCGGGATCAATAGAGAAATTGCTGACGAGATCGAGGAGGTATTTTTGGTAAAGCGCGTCTTGTGTTCGAGCGTCGGGGTTTTTGCGCCAAATCTGATAAAGCCGAAGCAATCCTCTTTTGACAGTCCGGGCTTTTGTTTTGGGGAAAAGCGTCGTCGCGCCCGACACCAAAACAGTCCGCTCGACTACATATTTCGCGATGTAATCATCTGCCGGAATTGTGAGCGGAGTAAATTTAATATCCCCGCCTCCGTCAATCGATTCGTCCAAATACCAGCCGGTCTCGCTTGATCCGGGTTGAGTTTTGGGGAGTTTTTGAGTGGTGATGTTTCCGTCGTTGTCAGTTTTGAACACCCACGATCCGAGAACATCCATCGAATAAAGCGTTGCGATGTTGTGAGTGAGCGTGCCGGAGTTGAGCGTTTGAGCGGTGAGAAACTTTTTCGGTGCGGCGCGAATCGCCAAATCAAAAAACTCATCCTCCATTTCGTTCAAAATGTCCAAATAAAGTTCTTCGTCAAAATCGCCAGTATCAGAGCGAAAGCTTTGATCTCGGTCTAATAATGCTCGACATTCTTCTTCTGTTAAGTTTGACATAATTTAAGATATGTTGCCTTTTCTTTGATCTCGGTTGAGGTGAAATTTGTTTTTAATATCTTTGACTTTTCTGCGGAAAACTTTTGAGCCGACCTCGATTCGTGGCGCAAACTTTCCGACCTCAATTCGAGGAGCTTTTGATCCGACATTTATTTGTAGATTCATTATTTATTAAATGAGCTTTTTTTTACATCTGACATTCCGAGGACTGTGCTTATTTCGGCAAGTGATTTATTGATTGATTTCACTTCGATATTGAAATCATTTACTGCTGTTTCGAGCGACGATATTCTATAATCCTGCGCCGCGTCTGTCGCATCACCAATGGCTTTTGCGGTTGCGACTTTCCAAGTCGTGTTAATCGCGAACAGCAAGCAAGCGACGATCGTTCCGATGGTTATTTTGACGAAATGATTGCGGATTATTTCAGGCATTTTTGGGTTTAAAATAAGACCAAAGAGAAAGACCGGCGACGGCGAGACTCGCTATCGCCCCACCAAAAGAAGTGAGTAAATCAGTCAAAACCGGTATGTCGATCCCAACGCTCGGGAGAAAGAAAGCTAAAACGCTGACTATTCCAGCCCACACGCGGCGTTGAGAAAGTAGTTCTAATATTTTTTGCATTTTAAGGGGGTTATTTAAGATTCTCGGTATCCTTTTTCTGCGGCACAAGTGATCGGTTGGATGTCGTTTTGAAATACTGTTTCCGCGAATACCAATTCTTCTATTTGAACAATATCCTCCCTCGAATTTTCGTAGCAAATCAAAATCCCCTGTCGGCAAATTTCTTTTACTTCGGGGAGTTCCTCTGCGATTTTTTGGATCTCCGCGAAATTCTTTTCCGAGCCGTTGATTATTTGGACTTCGCGATTTTCAAAAAAAATGGTCATTTGAGTTGGCGTTTGAGTTCCTCGATCTTTTGAATCGTTCGCGTCAGTCCCTCGCCTCGACTTTCTTTTACTTTTAATTCGAGTTTGAGTTTTTCAATTTCGCAGTCGGGGGTGAGACACTCGATTTGCGGAGGTTCAATTTCCTCGGGCGTTTTTTCGGGCAAAAATGCCGTGCCGGTTGCGAGTCCGGCGACGACTATTCCTGTCGTGATGATTGCTTTGGTAGATTTTTTCATTTTAAAAAAGTTAATTAGACTCATAATGGTGGTGGGATTATCAACATTTTAGTTGCAGAAATCATCCGTCCGACTTTTACGCTCGTCGTTCCTGCAGAAGTCTGAACTTCTCCTGCGGTGTTGGAGAGATACATGATGTCCCCGATTGCTGGTGAATCTGTTGGTGAGACTGTCGCAACTCCTGCTGTGTTGAAGGCGATTGTATTGCCTGCACTTCCTGCGGCATTTGCGTAGCCAATCGGCTTGAGTTCGTCACCGCTTCCGCTTGCATCGGTGAGAAATACGAGGTCATCGGAGATTCCCGACGAATACTGATAAACAGAGTCGTTTGTCGTCCCTGTTGTGTACATTCTTAATCCGGTAGAATCAAAAACTATTCCGTACGGAGCAGTGTCCTCCGAAGTCAGCAAAAAATAACTGCTGTCATAACTTCCAGTAGAAACATCCCACGGGGTCGAAAGCGTGTACCGATAAAGGGTTTTGTTTGCGGAGCCGTTAATTATAATTTTAGTCCCGTCGTGACTAATAGCTATTGACTGCGACGAAGTGTCTTCGGAATTAACTAACATTGATTTTGACGCATAACTAGCGGTAGAAACATCCCACGCCGATGATAGTGTGTACTGAAAAACAATCCGGCTTGTTGTCCCGACGACATACATTTTCGTTCCATCGGCACTGAAATCGACACCGTACGGGGCAGTTTCTTCAGATGAAGTCTGTTTCCACTTGCTCGCATAACTAGCGGTAGAAACATCCCACGCGGTTGATAATGTGTATTGGAAAATCTTTTGCTCCCCAGCCCCGACAATGTACATTTTAGTTCCGTCGGCACTCATCGCCATTCCGCGAATAGCCGAGTCCTCCGCCGACACATCTTTTGATTTACTTGCGTAAGTTCCAGTACTCGCGTCGTACGGTGTGGATAGCGTGTACTGATAAATGGTAGCGTCGCCTGCTCCGAGTACATACATTTTCGTTCCATCAGCACTTATCCATAAATCCTGCGGTAAAGTGGTTTCGCTAGCCGCACTAAATGTTTTACTGGCGTAGCTCGCGTTCAATAAATCGTAATCGCTCGCCGGAGCTATGTACCCAGCCTCTCCCTCCGCAAAAGTTTCACCGAGAGTGAAGGATGTTTGAGTCGCTTCTACGCTTGAACTTCCAACCGCTTGAAAAGTCGGAGCTGCTCCCGCTCCATTCGAGGTGAGGACTTGGTCGGCTGTTCCCACCCCCACTGTCGTCGCGACTCCATCCGCGCTCCAAGTTATCAATTCGCCATCCGTTCCATTCGCGAGGTCGGCGACATCAATATTCGACAAACTATTCCCAGTCGCATTCGCGTCAAAAGTTTTATTCGTGAGCGTGTCCGTCGTTGCCGCACCGATCCCCCCGATCGAGGTCAGCGCAGTCGCGCCGGATTCGTATGCGAAAACCCCCGCGGCGGTCGCGACGATAAATTGTCCGTCCGAAGCGGGTGCGCCGAGAGTGTTGAGATCGTCGAGGACTGCACCGAACGCTTGCACATTCGATCCGATTGAGACTCCGAGATTTGTGCGCGCCGCCGAAGCCGTGCTCGCACCAGTTCCGCCGTGGAGGACTGCGACATCGGTTGCCTCCCAAGTTCCCGTGCCGATCGTCCCCACTGTCGCGAGATTCGCCGCGGAGGTGATCGCCGCCTGTGTGGCTTGCGTGGTCGCGGTGTCGGGTGCGAGTCCGGTGATTGTGGCGACGGTGTCGGCTTGTCCGGTCAAAGCTCCGACAAAAGTCGTCGCGGTCAAAACTCCCGCGCTCGTGAGATTCGCTTTTGAGGAGAATGCGCCGCCGCCGATGCTCGAAAGAAAGTCCAAAATTCCTGTCGGAGCTGCTGCCCCTTCGACCGGACGAGTTTGCAATCCCCATTTCACTTCCACTGTTGCGGCTGTCGCATCTGTTTTCCACCCCTGCCCTTCGAGTTCGAAAACGGGTGAAAATTGTTGCGCCGCCGATGCCGCGGCAGTGGCATTGACGAGAGATGAGCCGACTGTTTGTGCCGTGCCGATTGCCGCGCGAGCAACTGAAAGCGAGGAGCTGTCCCAAATAAAATCAGCATCGCCTTCAATCGTCCCATCGCCTGTCCACACTCCGATTTGATTATCTACTGGTGTGCCGACTTTTGAGACATCACCGCCACCCGCGGCAGTCTGCCATTCAAAATCTCCCGTTGTCTCTTCGTAAGTTAAATAATATTCATCCGTCGGTTCATTTATGCATTTTAAATGGCTTTCCAAAACTTTACCCGCGCCGATTGTGAGCTCTGTAGCACCCGTCACATCTCCCGTGTGGGTGGCATTCGTTGTTTTCCCCGTGTTCGCCACGATTTCGTCCCATTTAGCGTCTGTAAGTAATCCTGCTGTCCCATTGATGGCGGCAGGAATTACTACATCATCCGCCCCACCATCGCTTGTAATGGCAACAGTAGTAGCAGTGGTTGTTCCTATGCTCAACGCGGTTGAGACATTCGTGTCTTTCGCGGTGTTCGCTTCAATCGCGGAAATGTGTGCGGCGGTCGCGTGTCCTGCCGCGGCATTGGTCGCGGCGGGAATCGAAATATCGTAAGTGGTTTTTACCAACGGAGAAGTTGCCGTCGTGCTTTCCGTCACCTTCGCCGTGTTCAGCCCGATCGCCGTGAGCATCGTTTCAATTTTGTCGCGGATGGCATTTTTCGTCGATGAATCGGTGTTCGCATCCCACGAAGTCGCGTCGTATGCCGTGTCGTCCGTCGCGACATTGCTCACATTCCCCAGCCCGACATCTGCTTTCGTGACTGCCGACCAAGTCGGAGCTTGCGCCGCCGCACCAGTCCCGAGCGAGCGGAGGAATAAATTAGTCGCCGCGGTATTTCCTCCGAGCCGCGACCCTGTCCCGCTCGCGCCGCCAAAAAGTAAATCGCCAATCGTGGTGAGCGGAGAAAGTGCGTCAAATCCGGCAGTCGCGGTGCTCGCGCCTGTTCCCCCATCGGCGATCGCGACATCCGTCGCGCCCACGCCGTAATAATCCGTTCCCTCCGCCGCGATGCTCTGCACCCCGGTCGTCGTCGTATTTTTCACGATGCCGGTCGCGAGCGCGCCCATCGCCTGTTCGCCGGTGAGTGTCGCGTCAGCGGTTTGCGTGATGTAAGTCGCGTCGACCGGAGGAATACCGGCGCCAGAGATAGTTCCAGCGACATCAACATCAGTGAACCAACCTTTTGCGATTGGTTGAGCCGCACTCCCAATATGGTAAGAGGCACTCCGAAGAAGAACCTCAATTGAACCGATGGCTCTTGTCCAAAATGTGGCAGTCGTTTGACCCAATGCGTTGGCGTCAGGTGCTACAAACAATGTGCTTGCCGCAAGCAATGTCGCGACTGTGACTCCGGCGAGGAAGCGTTTGAGTTTTTTGAACATTTGAAAGAGGTTAGCCTTTGATTGTTTCTCCGATTGTAATATTCACTTTTGGAGTTCCGGATGTAGCGATCAGCCAAATATCGTCAAGGCTTCCGCCTCGAATCGTATTGTCCAACACGCCTGTTTGGATGAACATTCCCACGCTGGTTGTTGGGACATTTCCGTCGCGGAGATAGCGAATATCGCCATCTTCCGCTTGAATATTGAGCGCGTTTGCACCCGACTGAAAAGCAAAAGTGGCATCGCTTGAAGCTGTCCGAATGGCATCTCGCAACTTCACCGCAGTCGTGGACAGGGTGAGTTGTGAGCCAGCCGCATTCGGCAACTTGTGGGGGATTAATCCTGACGACATTGGAATGGGGTTAGATTGTTATTCAGCTTTTTCCTCTGTTTTAGGCGCGTCGTCCTTTTTTTCCTCGACTTTCGCTTTTTTAGCCTTTGGTGACTTTTCGGCTCTGCTCGGAAGATCAAGGTTTTCAAAACGAGCGGGGAGTTTCTTTAAAACTGCGCCGTGTTGCATTTCGTCAAAGACGAACTTTTTGTCATACTTTTTGTCAAGTATGAGATCACCGTTTTGGTGGAGTAGTTCTTTGGACATTTTGATTGGGGTTATAAGTTGCAAACTCTATCCCTCCAAAAAGGGATAGAAGTTCGAAGCCTATACAATTGCCACTTCGGCTGTTGTGATTGCTTTTCCGTTGTCTGCCAAGACTGCGCCTCCAAAAATAAACTCGTTAATCATATTGAAGTTGAAACCTGTGACGGATTGTCGGATGTCTCGTTGGTCGAGCTGTTTTACGATATTACACGCGCCCCGATCCATCGCGAGAAGTTTTTTAGCAGATGTTCCCCACGCGTCAGTTCCGTCCGTGAATGTTTCGGAAAGCACCAAAGTCGTGTTTGCCGTGAGCGCAGCCACATTTGAGGAGAAAGCACCCAAAGCGACTTGCGCTGCCAAGAGTGTTTCTTGGTCTGCGGACGAGACAGCTACGCCGGTTGCCGTTGTTGTCCCGGGTGCAGCCAACAATGTCACGAGATTCGCTTGCGAAGCCGCCACATTTGCGCCGATGAGG